ATAGAGGATTACCATCTAAATAGGTTGGCTGTGGATTCTCCAGATGATTTTAATATAGTTTTAGAAGGTTTTATGGTAAGAGGATTGGCAAATTTTGAAAATTGTAAAAAAGATTTATCTTTGAGAGATAATGAAAAAAGAGTTTTTTTAAGTAAACTGAGTGAAGTTGAAAAAAGTATTATAGCTGATTATACTGTTATAGCGTGGTTAGATAAAGAAATCAACGATGTTAGACAAATAGTTGGTATGATGCAAAATAATAAAGAGGCTCATAGATATTCAGAAGCCAATAATTTAAATGCCAAAAGAAACCGTAGAGACCAATTAATGGAACAAGTTGCTACAAAAAAAACTACTTATAGTCTTAATCAAGCTAATTGGTTAAATAAGTGGGCGCTAGATTAATATGAAGAAAGATTTTAATTTAGATGACCAAGCAACTTTAGATTCTTTAACTATATTAATAAATCAATGTTGGAAGACATTGCCCATTTTTGAAGGTAAAAATAAAGAAAGCGAAATCGTATATTCCCGCGAGGAAGCTTATAATAATTATCAAAAACATCTTACTTTTTTAAGCACAAAATTAACTGGGGCTAGTAAATTGTGGCAAGACAATCAATATTATATAGAATTATTATATATGATAGAAGGTATGAAAAGCTTTAGCCCAGATGAACACGATAGAGTTAAATATATAGTCAACCATTGTACTAATCTTATCAATGATATGAAGGATGCGGTACTTAAAGATGACACTAAGATATTATAAATCATCAAGACCAACTAGAGTTACAAATCCAACAAAATCTTATTATGATGATTATGTAGCTATATGTGAACAGACTTTTGATAATGCTCCAAATGTTGTTTATAATGAAATTCAATATGAAGCTCATTATGGACAAAGGGATTTCAGACCAATACCTATGGTAAGAGTAGACCCTGTAGTTAATTATAATACAGGGATTCAAGTCGGTAATGACTATAAAGTGTTTATATTTACTCCGGATTTCCCGGTTGAACCATACTTTGGTATGAAATTCAAATGGGGAAGAAACTATTATTTGGTAACAAATGTAGACGGAGGAGCTGGCTTAGTAACTACGGCAGAAGTTCGTAGATGTAATAATACATTAAGATTTTTTGATGAAAATGGGAATAAAATATATGAGCCTTGCATAATAGACCAAGTGTTGAGGTTCACGAATAATAATGACACTATGACCATTGTCACTGGTAAAGCTGAACAATATGTATGGTGCCAAAGAAATAGTAGAACAAGAAAAATAAAACCTAATGATAGATTTTTATTTGGCGTCCCAGAGCAAAGAATCGGATTTAGATTATATGCTGGTGGGCTTGGCAATTCTCTTAATACAATCACAGGAGATGACAATTCTCCATCTGTTACTCAATTTTATATGGAAGAATATGAAATTGATTATCAACAAGATGATATAATTAACGGATTTGCTAATACCGAAAGGTTTGAATATAGTATTGATATTAGTGAAAATAATGCTTTTTACGATATAGGTGTCGAATCAGAATTTAATGCTGTTATATATAAAGGAAAAGATATTGTTGATGAAGAAATTATTTGGACAACTTCAAATGATGATATTATTTCTATAGACGGTAATAAATTTAAAACTTTAGAAGCCGGTACCGCCGAAATATATGCTATTATGGCTAAAAATAAAAATATATATGGTTCTATGACTATTACGGTATTAGAAAGTGGTTCAGCTGAAACTAAATATGATATTTTAGTTAGTCCAGATATAAATTATGTTTTAGAGGGAGAAGTTATTACTTTTAATGTTAATTTATATAAAAATGGAATTAAACAAGATGATTCTATTGAAATTAAGGATGTTAGTGTTGATGTTCCAAGAAATAATTATAAATTAACTGTGAATGAAAATACTTTTACTATTACCAATAAGAAATTTTATTTATTGAGCCCTATTAAGGTTCAATGTTCTTGTGGAGATATAATTAAAGTATTTGAATTTACATTAAGGGGGTTATATTAATGGTTGATACAAAGGCTATTAAAAATGCTTATGCTACTTATAAATCTATGCCTCATATTGGGTATAAAATAATGGAATATTTAATGACTTGTCCCGAGGCCGAAATTATATGGAAATTATTAAAATATACAGATGCGGATGCCTGGAATAAACCAGATTTAACTAAAGCAGAAAAGGCAAAAATGATTTATGATGGTAAAACAAAACAGGATGATTGCAATGTATTTTTAGATTTCTTTATGGATGAGGCAACTAATAAAGAAAAAAGTTATTTGAGAATATATCCTTCTTCTATTTATCCGACTACTCGTACTTATGGAATATGTTGTGTAAATATGGAAGTTTTTATTCATTCTCAAATTAATCACTTATCAAACTATACTACTAGGTTGGATACTATTATTCAAAAATTAATAGAAATATTAAATGGTGTAGACGTTGGAGGAGTAGGGGTCTTATTCTTTGATTACGACGTCACAACTTATTGCCGTGTTGTTACTGCGGGTGAAAAGCCTTATAAAGGAAAAATTTTAACTATGGGGGTTAATTTAGCTTAATGGATAAATTAAAACAATATGATTATTATTTATTTTATGATAAACCAATTCCATATAAAGAATTAAATATTTATCCTGCCAAAATGGATGAATACCTTAATTTTCATTTTTATGTGAGTTGTTTATTATTAGATAAAAATAGTATACCAAATCCCGAGGTAATATCTATGACATATTTAAGATTTTTATATTATATGTCTAGTTCGACAGAGTTGCCATATTTATATATGTTCAAGGAACTTTTGAAAATGGTTTTACATATAGATGATGATAGTTTATTTTATTTTGGATTAGATGAAAATGGCAAAGCCATTTTTAAAATAAATGGTATTACTTATGATTCTGAAGATTGCGATAAAATAACAGATATTATTTTTATGCAAAACTGTATAGAACATATAGATGATACAATTCAAAAAGAAGTTAGGGACGCTATGGAAAAGGCAGAAGCTTATAAAATAAAGCAAAATGCTTATAAAATGGGAACCCTTGAAGACCAAATGATTTGTGTCTTAATTTCGACACCTTTGAAACTTGATGATATTTATGAATTAACTATTCGTAAATTTAGCAAGATATTAGAAAGGGTAGACCATAAATTACATTATGAAATTTATTTAGGTGCTCAAATGTCCGGTATGGTTAAATTTAAAGATGAAAATCAAATTAAACACTGGATGGCAGATTTAACAAAATCTGATAAATATGCCGACGTTAAAGTTGATACAGAAGCAATGCACCATAAAATAGATTCGGCTAATCAATAGCCAAAAATAAATGAAGGAGGAAAAGTTATGAAAAAGTTTTTAGTAAGTACAGCAAATGTATATGGTTATGACTCAGATGATAATTTATTATTTACTGGTACTACTTTAATGGACAGTTCAATAGAAACAACTTTATCAAATACTGATGTAAGAGCTGGACAAGGAAACCAATTACAATATATTTATTATCATACTGCTGAAATGAACATTACTATTAATGAAGCTCAATTCTCATTAAATTACTTAGCATTAAATGTTGGTTCTGATATAACTACAGGAGCTGATGTTTGGACTACTGAAACAGTTACAGTTGAAAACGGTGCTGGTAATGTAGCAGGAACTCCATTAACAATTTCTGGAACAACTTTATATGGTTGGGTAACTGATAAAGATGATAATGTTGAAAGAGTAGAATTTACAGGAAGTTCATTCACTATGAGTAACACAAGTTACAATGGAAATGTATGTGTAAGATATTATGCTAACGATGCTGCTGCTAGACAAATCACTGTTTATGCTGATATGTTACCAAGTACAATAAGATTAGTTATGGAGGCTCAATTATGTAGTTCTGATTCTACAACAAATAGAATTGGTACATTACAAGTTGAAGTTCCAAAAGCTTCAATGACTGGTGCATTCACATTATCAATGACTCCAGATTCAGTAGCACAAACTCCATTATCAGTTAGAGCTTTAGCTTCTCAAGTAAATGTTGGTGGATGTACTGCAAATAGACCTATTTACGCTACAATTACTGAAATTTTATTTGAATCTAACTGGTATGATAATGTTATTGCTTTAGCTGTTGAAGGTGGAGACACTACAATAGCTGCTGGTGCAACAAAGACTTTAAAAGTATTTGCTATACCAAATGATGGAAGTGCTGCATTCTTAGTTAAACCATCATTATTAACATTCAGTTCTGATGCTGAATCTGTTGCTACAGTAGATGCTACAGGTGTAGTTTCTGTTCCAGCTGGAGCTAGTGCTGATGCTACTGCTAATATCAAAATTGCTATTACAAATAAAGCTAATGTTGATACAACAGTTGTTGTTACAGTTTCTGAATAATTGTAATGGCTAAACAAGATTGTCAATATAGTCAATATAAAAAAAACGGTTTGGAACAGAGTTTACTCTGTTCTTTGACCGGCAAATATTGCACTAAGCAAAGGTATTGCCCTACTCAACGTAGGCTTGTAAATACTGATGATTGGCAAACCTGTACTCAGTTAAAAAAGGAGGAGTTACAAATGGCTAATAAAAAAAACTACAAAAAGAAAGTAGAAAATATTACTGTAACAGAACCTATTATAGAAACCGAGGAAGCGGTTGTCACTACTGAAGTAGAAGTAGAGCCAACAGTTGAAAAGGTTGAATTAAAGGTTGCTGAATATGAAGTAATCTTAGCTACGCAAACTTATTTTATTATAAATAAGAATGGAACTAATGTAACAATTAAACAAAAGAATAATTATAAGAAGGGGGATATAGTTACTTTATAGGTGCTATACCCTTTCTTTTTTATTTTTATAAATTTCAAGAAAGGAAGCTAGTGCGTATGAATTATACTATTGGACAACTAGTATCAACTATAGCCATAATAGCAGGAGTTATTGGTTCTTTAAGCGCCATTACAGCAGTCATAGTAAAAATATGGAAATGGATAAGCAAAAAAGGATGCGGCCCTATTCTTGAAGAAATGGCTAAGATGGAAACTAGAATAATGAATAAAATGATAGAAAATGATACTGAAATCAATCAAAAGATAGATGGTCTTGGTAAAGACATTAAAACATTGGATATTAGTCAATGTAAAGATGTCATAATTAGTTATATATCCGCTTTAGAACAAGGTAAAGAGATTGACCCTGTTTTTGAGGAACGTGCTTATGAAGCAATGGATAGATATACTAACGTCCTAAAGCAAAACTCTTATATCCATAAAAGATGGGTAGATGTTGTTGAAGCGAAAAAACAGGACATTAAGGAGTAGATGAATATTTGGATACCATTATGCTGATAGTAGCTCTTATGATAATTGGATTTATTATAATACCCGTAACTTTAAATATATGTAAAGAGCAGATATGGGAATTTGTGAAAGAGAAAATTGAAAAAGATGCAAAATATAAGAAAATGGTGAAAGATATGTTGAAAGGAAAATAATGAGATGGAGATTTTAGGAATCGATGCTGCAACTAAAAAAACAGGATATGGAATTTTAAATGCCGACACCGGGGAATTAGTTGATTATGGATTAATAAAAACCAACTCTGATGATGTTAGAGATAGAATGAAAGAAATATATTTCGAACTAAAAAAAATTATAGAAAGTAATGACATCAAGGTAGTTGTTGTTGAGGACATTCCCGTAAATAATCACGCAAATTTAAAAACGGGTAAAGACCTTAGCATACTACACGGAGTAATATTAGGGGTATGTTTTGAACAATGTCTACCTTGGGTAGTCTATGCACCATCCTCTTGGCGTTCCGTAGTTGGTACTTATGATGGAACAAGAGAAGGAACTAAGAGGGAAGTTCAAAAGCAAGTTGCAGTAGACAAAGTAAATGATTTATATAATTTAGATTTTAAATATTTTGTAAGAGATACAAAAGAAAATCAAAGTGATGATGATAAAGCGGAAGCTATTTTAATAGCCCGCTCTTTTTATTTAAATGAAAACAAGGAGGATTAATTATGAAAGAAATTAAAAAAAATGATTTAACCGTTAAATTAAAAAGGGATTATTTAACTGCTGGACAAGTAAGCAATTTAGTTAAACAAGCCGTTGAAATTTATAAAGACGGCGGTTTATTTGAAGATTATGCTTTTAATCCAGTAGATATGGAAATTAATTTTTATGCAGGATTATTCTATTTTGTTGTAGAAGACTATGATATTAATGATAACGATAAATTAGAAGAACTTTTTGGCGCAGGAATACATAAAGAATTATTAGATAAGGTTGAAAATGCTCAATTAGCTTATGATTTAATGTGGAAAACTGCCAATGAAGTTGGAAATTCTGTTGGAACCATACTAAACAAAATAAAGGGATTTTTAGACAATCTTCCAGAGCAAGAGAAATTGGACGAGCTTATTGATAAATTACCAAAAGAATGGAAGAATGTCAAAAATGAATATGACAATATTATAGGAAAAAGATTAGAAAATAATAATGAAGGGGACAAAGAATAAAATTCTATGCCCTCTTTTTTTTAGGAAATAACAAAATTGAAAGGAGACGGCTTTATGGCTCAAATTTTTAACAACGAAAATGAGTTAAAAAACTATTTTAACAAAGTAATTAAAGAAGCGGTTGAAGCTGTTTCTGAAAAACTTCTTAAAGATTTTTTAAAACATTTAGATGACACAATATATGCGGCTAAACCAGGTGAATATGAAAGATATTATAATAACGGAGGTTTTTATTCTGGTTGGAAAATTTCTGATGAACAAAATAAACAAATAGGTGATTATGTTAAAGCATTGGTGTTTGATGGTAGTAGACTTATTGCTCCTCAAAATGATATGAAAAATAGTCAAATGTCTCACGGTGGCCACGACGGTAGTGATGTCAGAAATTTAATGGCTATTATTTTAAATAGCGCATATGATAATTTAATGTATTCTTATAATGGAGGAGCATTATATTTATCAGAATTAAACTCTCCCGGATATTGGGATACATATGTTGTAGATTTAGATAAAAAAATTATTAAATGGTTTGACGATGAATTAAAACAATATGGAATACAAAGGGGGTGAATAGTAGATGAAAAATGCAAATGATTATAGTGTAAAAGTTGGTATTAAATTAGACGAAAAATCTATTGCTAATATTAAGACCGATTTAGAAAGTAAATTAAGTTCTGAAAGTATTGACATAAAATTTAATACACAGGGATTAAGCGATTTAAATACAAAAATTGCTGATGTTGGTGCAAGATTAGATAAGCTGTCTTCTAAGGATGGTTTTAAAAAGACTGATAGCGGTGCTAAAACAGCATCAAAAAGTGTTAATACTTTAAATAATAATTTAGAAAAAACAACAAAACATATAAAAAATCAAGCATTTGCCACTGATAGTTGGGCTTATAACTGGTCTAAGGCTATGCAATCATTTTTAACTTATAATACGGTAACGCAATTTTTTAATACTGTAATGAATGGTATTAGAGATATGATAGACCAAGTTAAAGAATTGGATGCCGCTTTAGTAGAATTACAAAAAGTTACAGACCTTGAGGGAGAAGCATTAGATAAATTTGTTGATAAGGCATATGAAGCTGGAGAAACTGTTGCAAAAACTGGGACAGAAATGATTGAAGCTGCGACCGCTTTTGCTAAAGCAGGATATGATGCTGATTTATCTCTTGAATTAGGAACTGTTGCAGCGATGTATACTAATATTGCGGATGAAGCCATAGATGCTGCAACGGCCGCAGATATGATTATTGCGCAAATGAAGGCTTTCAAAATTGAGGCTGGAGATGCTATTCACATTATAGATGCAATAAACGAGGTTTCAAATAATTTTGCTGTAAGTTCTGCTGATATTTCTCGTAACTTAGGTAAGGCATCAGCCGTAATGGCTAACGCTGGAAACTCAATGGAGCAATATATTGGTTTAATGACTGCGGCAACAGAAGTTACAAGAAACGCTAGTAAGGCCGCTAATGGTTTAAAAACTCTAACATTACGTTTACAAGGAATGAATGATGAGGGTGAAAAAGATTTAGAGTTAATGGCTCAAATGGAAGGATTATTTAATAAGTTAGAAATTTCCGTATATAAATCAAATGGAGAAATGAAAAATACTTATGAAATCCTAGAAACTTTGGCCGGTGTTTATCAAGATTTAACAAATGCGGAAAAAGCTTATGTTACAGAAACCATTGCTGGTAAATATCAGGCACAAAATGCCGCTGCTATTTTAAATAACTGGGGTACAGCTGTTGCTGCAACAGAAACAGCTATGAATAGTGCTGGAAGTGCCGCTAATGAAAATGAAAAGGTTTTAGATTCAATACAAGGACGCTTACAACAATTAAGTAGTGCTTGGGAACAATTTTCGACAACTATTTTTGATAGTGATTTAATTAAATTTGTTATTGATTTAGGAACTAGACTTCTTAAATTAGCAAACAATGATGTAGTACAAGGAATTGCAAAATTGGCAGTAGCTTTGGCCGCTGTTAATATGGCTATGAATGTATTTTCTTCTGCAAAAATGAAGATTGATTTATTTACTAATGGAATAAATAAAAACACAGCCAGTTTAATTACAAATAATTTAGCTAATGCAAAATTAACTAAACAAACACAAAAAAATGTACTTCAACTTTTAGCTGAAAAAGGCGCTATAGATAAAAATACTAAATCTTTATCTAATAAAACAAAAAAAGAACTTGCTGCAACTTTATCGGCTGCCGGTTTAACAAGAGAAGAGAAAAAAGCTGTATTTGCATCTTTACAACAAGTAACTGCGAATGGATTATTAACTATTTCTACATTTAAATTAAAAGGTGCTTGGGACGCTTTAACTGCCGCTATAGACGCTAATCCAATCGGCGCAATTTTAGTTGCTGTTACCGCAACGGTTAGCATTATTTCTTCTTTAATTAATAGTTCTCAACAAAAAGCTGAAGAACAAAGAGAAAAATTAAAAGAATTAAACGAAGAAAGTATTAGTAAATACGAAGAAGCAAAAGAATCTTTAGAAGAAGAAAAAGAATCATTAAAATCGTTAAGAAGTGAACTAGCCGATAATAATGTAACTCAAGAAGAAGCGATTAGAATTAAAGGCGAGTTAAATGATATTCAAGATAAATTAATTGAAAAATATGGTAGTGAAGCTGAAGGTATAGATTTAGTCAATGGTAAACTAGAAGACCAAATAGATAAAATAACAGAATTAGAAAGATTAGAAGCTAAAAAATTTTTAACTGAAAATGCAGCTAATTTTGATACTGCTAATACTGTATCTTATAAGACAAATCAATTTGGAAGTAATGTTATTGGTGTAACTGGCGATAATGAAAAATTCATTGATGCTTTAACCAACAATAAAAGCGGTTGGGGCGACGCCTTCCTTAGTGATTATGCTAATAATAAAACTTATGCTCAATGGTTTTATAATCAAATTTTAGAAAAAATAGAGGAATATAACAAAGCATATAATGAAGCTTTAAATGCCGGAAATGATGATTTAGCAAAAAAAATAGATGAAAAAAGGAAACAATTAACAACTTTCAGTTCTGATATAAAAAAACAATCCGAAGATAGTGTTAAAACTTTTGATGAAATAATTGATGCTTATATTAAAAGTAGTGCTGGATTAACTGACGCATATAATAAAATTAAAGAAGGTTCAAATTCCCGCGATGTAACTCAAGCTTATATGGATGCTATAGAAGAGCTCGATAAGATGGAAGGTGCAAATGAATTATCGGACGAATGGTCATATAATCTTTCATTATATTTTAGAACTTTATATAATCAATATCAAGAAAGCGCAGAAAAAGAGGCGGAAAAAGCTGCCCGTGACGCTTTAGATTCTTATCAAAAAGGAGCTTTAGGCAGAACAGAATCAAATAAAGGTAGTGCCATAGATGTTTTATTTAGTAATATAGATGATAAAGCAGAAAATTTACAACAACTATATGAAAAATTAAAAGAAATTGCAGATGTTGAAGCATTAACTGCTGAAAAAGCAGAAGATGTAATTAATCAATTTGATAATTTTAACATTGTTAATGGAGAATTAACAGATAGTTTAGGAAATTCTGTTGGAACATTAAATGATATTTTATATTATTTTAATGCAATTAATCAGGATACCGCAAAAGCCGGTGATTTAATTTCAACATATTCTAAATCATTAGATTCAATCACCGAGCAATATAAGGTTTTAACTTCTGCTGTTGATGAATATAATTCTGCCGGATATTTATCTTTTGAAACATTACAAAAGATAATGGATAATAATTTATTAGAATATTTGAGTTTTGAAAACGGGCAATTAATCGCCAATACTGGAGAATTATATAATAATGCGGAGGCTGCTAGAATAGCCGCTTCTCAAAAATTATATAATGCTATGGCCGACGATATATGGGCTGTATCTGAAGGTAAATTAGAAAATGCTTCTGACTTAGCTAAAACTGCTGTTGCAAATTTAGGTAATGAATCTGAAAATGCTGGTAATAAAGCTAAGGTTGCTACGGGTAAATTTATTGATTTTGCTGAAGCCGTTGATTTAACAAATAAGGCATTGGCTGGGAAAGAAGTTACTTCTGATGTTAAGAAGCAAATAAAAGCCGTTGAAGATGCTTATAAACCTTATTTTGATTTGTTATCAAAACCGATTAATATTGAAAAGAAAAAATATACAGGTTCATCATCTTCCAGTTCTTCTTCAAGTTCTAAGGAATGGTGGGAAACTGCCCTTGATGATTTAAAAAATCAATTTAATTATAGTAATATTAATATAGACCAATATATTAATGGTTTAGAGGGAATATTAGGTAAATTAGATAAGGGCTCTGAAGCTTGGAATAAAATTAATCAAGAATTACAAAAGCAACGTCTTGATAAAGTGAAAGATGACTATAATGCTGGTAGAATTTCTTTAAGTCAATATATTAAAGAATTAGAGAAATTACAAAAAGCATATAAAGAAGGTACTAAAGGATGGAATGATTTGGCCGATGCTATTAAAAAGGCTAAATTAGATGAATTAAAAGAGCAACAAAATGATTTAAAAGCTGCTTTATCTGCTATTAACGTAGAACTTCAAAATCAAATTAATAATTATAATGATTTAAAAGATACTGCCGTTGATGCAATCGATAAAGAAATAGATAAAAATAAAGAACTAAAAGATTCTATAGATGATAATATAGATGATTATGAAAGAGCTAGAGAAGCGGTATTAAAATATTTAAATGAACAATTAGATTCATTAAATGAAAATAAAGATTCATTAGAAAATTATTTTGATACTATAACAGAATCTCTTGAAAATATGAATGAAGAACAAGAGAAGGCTGTTGAATTAGCAGAGGCTTATGAAAATTTAGTTAATGCTATGTCTAATAAAACTAAAAAGGTTTATAAAGAAGGTCTTGGATGGGTTTGGGAAGCAGACCAAGAGGCTATAAAAGAAGCTAGAAAAACATATGAAGACCTTTTAAAAGAATCTCAATTAAAAGAAATAGAAGATAGCAAAGATAAGACTTTACAAACATTAGATGAACAAATTGAAGCTCTTGAAAACTATATTACTTCTTGGGATGAAGTTTTAGATAAATTTGAAAATGAAAAGAATAAAAATCTTGCCGATTTATTACTTGGAGAAAATTGGTCTGAAGCTGTTTCTCAATTAGACCCAAATATCGTAGAAGATTTTTCAAACGCTTATTATAATCTTCAAAAGAGCTTAGAAGAAACCGAGGCTGAAATTGAAAGACTTAATAAACAAAAAGATGAAGAAGAAGAATATTGGGATAATATAATTGATAAAGTTAAAGATTATAAAGACCAATGGTCTGAAGTTGCTAATGCTTATGAAGAGGCTGCCAATAAACAAAAGGCAAATCAATTATTGGCCGCTAATTGGGAACAAGATATTTTAAATCAAAGACTTAATGTTCTTGAAGATTTTAAAAATAAATATAATAGAATATTATCGGAAATTGATTTGGTTAATGGTATGAGCACAAATGCCGTATCTAATTATACACCATATTCATTGCCTGGATATTCTAATGGTGGAGAAGTAAACTTTACTGGTTTAGCTATGCTTCACGGAGCACCTAATAAACCAGAATACGTATTTAATAATGACCAAATTAGAAATTTATTGAGTAATTTAACTAAACCTCAGTATACATCTAACATTAATAATAACGGAAATTCTGTTGTTAATAATTACAGCATTGGTAATATTGAATTACCTAATGTCCAAAATAGCCAACAATTTATTAATGAATTAAAATCATTAGTGAATACAAGTAAAAATTTATAGGTTAGGGCATAAATGTCCTTAGCAAATATATAAGGTCTCCGGCACAAATGTCGGAGACTTAAATTAAAAGAAAGGAGGATGAATTATGATATATCAACCTAGGAGTATACAACCAACATATAAATCTATAGATGGTAATGAAGTTGGAGAAATTTCTATGGTTATGAATACAACCAATTATGTTTCTTCCTACAAAATAACAATATTTGATATGAATAATAATGTTTTTTATGAAGGAAATAAAACAGATTTCCCTGACGGTTTATATAATGGAGATACTGGTTTTATTAATTTACCAACAAGTATAGGATTGCAAAATGGAACAGATTATAAATGGACTGCTAGATTATATCAACCAACGCAAGATATGTTAATAACATATGGGAATGTTATAGAGCCAACAACATATGTCGGAACCGTAGGTTCTTTAGGATTACCAATGGGTAATTATTATTGTACCGTTGATGA